TGTAATCATTATAGGCGAAAAAGTTGGAATTTCTAATATTTCTGGCTGAGACATAATATCATTATAGCATTTATAGCCCCAATTTGCAAGCATTAAAGCTGAATAATTATCTTTTCTGGCTTTATTTGCAGAAGCGCTTCTTTTTAAATGTTGAGGTAAATCAAAGTTTTGATTACCACGGCTAGTAGATGTATATTCAACTAAAGCACATTGTTTTTTGGTTTGGTATATGAAATCATCTTGATTTTCTATAAAATCTAAAGTAGTCCAATCTTTCTTGTCTTCTGTGCGGATTAAGCTTAAATTAGCATTGCTATTCATGACTTTATTAAAGAAGTCTTCATTACCACCAGTATTTGAAGCAAACCAAATTTTCTTATAATCAATACATGCTTGAAGATATTCATTACCTTTTCTAATAAAATTGCTGGTAAATACTTGATTAATAGCTATTCTACCATCTTGTAAATTATATTTATTCCTAATATCTCGTATCATTAAATCATAATCTAGACCCTCTAAATCTGAATTAAAATCTAATAATTTAATATTTAATTTATCCTTTTTAAATAGCTCTGATTCATTACAGCTAGATAAAAATACATCTGAACCAGCATTATCAAGTATTATAAATATGATATTAAAATGAGTCATTATATAATGAAAATATGCAACGTGATTTTTTAAATTACCTAATCCAGCATAAGTATGTACTAAACTAGACGTTTTTGTTTCTTCATCTACTTCTAATACTGCCATAGCAAAATAATCTGCATTTGGACTGTCACTCATATTAGGATCTATTCCAAGAACATACTTTTTATTTGATTCGCCTTTTAAAAGAGTATGAGGTTTTTCTCCTAATTTCAAGGTACATTCTTCCATCTTTTTTGCATTAAAATAACTATCGCTGCCATCAGTAAATCGCGCGCAATATTCTCTAAGAAAACTACTATGACTCGATCCGCCAGCTTGAGCTTCTTCAATAATTGTTTTATCAATCATTTCTTCTGGCAAAGCTTCATAGCTTAATTGACTTACAAAGTATTTTGCTTCGCCTTGTTCTTTTTCTAAAATTTTTGTACACCATTCAGAATATGTTTTATAAAGATTTTCAAAAGTATAACTAGCAGAAGATAGAGCGACCATTTTACTTGTATTTTCAAATACCATTCTATCTTCTTCTTTCATTAAACCTTCTTCAATTAATTTGTCTTCAAATTCTCGTATCTCCATTCTCTCTTTGATGTTTTGTGGAGCTACTAAGAATGGCATTAATACGTTTTTAATAATTTCTTCTGGAAGCAAAAGAAACTCGTCAAGCACAAGAATGTTTGCTCGAAATCCTCGAATCTTTTCTCCGTTTAGAGGAATAGCCACTATGCTTCCACCATTAATTTGCCATTCAAATTGATCATTACGCTTTGCTTTTGCGCCAAAACATTGAGCTAATAACTCTGCTCCAGAACTTTCGACTATCTTTTCTAAATTATTAAAAATAAATCTAGCAGTTCTAAATGTTGGTCCAGCTATAAGAATTTTAGTATTTGGTTCGAATACGCATTGAAGAAAACAAAATACTGCAGCGATAAATGATTTACCACAACCACGACCAAAGACGCACATGTTAAAATTTCTATTCATCAAAGCCTTAAGATGTATCTCTTGATAAGGAGCTAGTTTTACTCCACTAATAAGTTCTGTTGTAAAACCAAGGTTTGATCTAAGAAATTTTGCTAAACTAATTTTGGCTTCCTTATCATTAAGATAGCCCTTAAGTTCTGCTAATTCAGCATTAATATCTTTAACTTCTCTAATGTATTTATCTGGACAGTATATCATAATAGTTTCATATCATAAGCTAATTGAAGATCTACTTTACTATAAAAACATTTACTTGCAAATATAGATTCAATTGCTCTTTTCATCTCTTCTCTGCCATCTACGAATAAAAATTGTAGATTACTATGCTCTTGAATAAGAGATCTTACATTATGAAAGATATATTCTGGAGTGGCTTTAATTTTTTTGCTAATATGAGGAAGATATTGGAAGCTCAAAGCATTAGCTAACTTTTCTTCTACAATAACTATAAGATTGCAGTTGTTTTTTCTAGACTTATCTATCTCATTTTTAAACCTATCAAAATTACCAGCGCTTAAAGTGCTAATGAAATCGCTCAAACTTTTTCTTTCTATATAACAACCACAATTGTCGTTACCACAAGCATAGTCGCCAAAAGATAAAGTCTTGATTTCAAATGGTATATTAAATTTGAGCCAATTTTGTTCTCTTGTGTCTACATAAATAATATCTTGTGAAGATAATTTATTTTTAAATTGATTGGTTATTATATTTGGATGAATATATTTATTTTCTAATCCTATTTCAGAACATAATTGATAGTAGTCCTCAAATATTTGATTATAAGAAATAATAGATGGACTCATTATTGTTCTAAGCTCTATTTGAGTTGGAGAATATATTAGGTTCTTTTCGTTTTTTCTTTTAATCAAAAGGTTCTTGCAGTAGTCTTGAGCTTCTTCTAATGGCTGTTGTTTTAGCCATTTCTTCATGTTATTCTTATCATTAAAATCGCTATTTAAGTATTGTTCTTTTGTTTTAAATAAGATAACATCTCCAGTTAATAAATCTTTCTTAGGAAAATAAGTGTGATAGTATTTTTCTTTATTTAAACCATATCCCCTAAGAGCAAGATGAAGACTTTTTTCATCCTTAAACTCTTTACCATCTACTTTACATATTACACTCATCCATTTAAAATCTCATCTCTAGAGATTCCTAATATCTTGCATTTTACTTCGTCCATTGTAGATAATCTATCTATCTCTTTTTCAATAGTCTTCTTTCTCATTTCTGCCATCTTTAAAAGTTTGGCTCTACTCTCTTCTTCTTTCCACATCTGAACAAGATTTATAACTGATGCGGTTTCTTTTACTTGCTTGCTTAGTTTATCGCTACGTTTTACCTTGAGATCATTGTTTAATTTTTGCTGACGATTTACGCAATCATTATATTCTTTTCTAGCTGTACTACTAGCTTCAACAAGAGCCATTGGGATCTTACCATCTTCTTGCATGGAGAGTTCAATTTGATGTTGTAGTACATTAATTGTTTGTTGAATGTTAGAAGATATAACAACTTCTGTACAAAGCACAATATATTGATCTACTTCTTCTTGGGAAAGATCACCTTTATCATAAGTATATCTAACAAAACTGCTTTCAAAAAGTTCTCTATCAGCTTCATTATCATAAATGTTCATTTGATGAATGAATCTATGAGTGTTCATATAACTAATGAGTGAATTAATTTCTTTTTTATGTTTATGGGTAAGTTTGTTTTTATCAATACCATCTAAAACATATTTATTAATTTTAACTATCATTCTTTCTTCACTACGAGGTGGTTTGTATCCTTCTGTTGCTGCGTTTTCGTTTTCTGTATTATTGAATTTAATATTACTGGGTATATTTTTCATATACTCCAAAACACTTCTAGTTTCTTGGCATAAATTAGTTAAGGATTCATTTTTAAATAGTATCTTTGACATTTCAAGCCCTGTCATTGTATGACAATTGTTACTAATGTATTCTTTTTGTTCTATAGATAATTCAATAAGTCCTTTAGCTTGATACTCATGACTCTTCTTAGGTTTAATTTGTCTACTAGCTAAAAAATTTTTAACAGCTTTTCCCTCTTTGCTTCTGCCATCTAAATCATCTCTTCCAAAAGCTAATTGAACTAATTCTACTAGTGATGGTGGATTATCAGTACGATTATTCCATTCATTTAATAGTTTTAATTGTTGCTCTTCTGTTAAAATAAGAATATCCTCGCTCATGATATATCAATATCTCCATTGTATAAATGTTTTTTAACTTTTGTTATAATTGCTTTTTTAATGTTTTTAATTTGCTTATATCCTGCCATTCTATTTTTTTCTGTAGTTTTGTAGCCCATTAATTTTGCTGTTTGTTCTTCGTTCTTGTTTTCTATATAAAGATAAGTATATACTTTCCATTCTATAGGTTTTAAAACTTGTTCCATTTTCTTATGAGTATTTGAAACGCTTTGTTCAATGTTAAAATTTTCGTTTGGAATCTCATGTATTTCTTGAACATGATTTTCTAAACTTAAAGTTAATTTAGTATCATGAGCATTCTTTTTGCTTTTTGACCAGTTTGCATAAAGAGGACAATTCGCACATTGTTTTTGATAAATTGCACAACCATCATCTGCTTCTGCTGCAGAACATTTAAGACAAGGTCTGGTATAGTTGCTATAATTGTTTCGTATTAAATTTTTAATTTGATTACTTATAATACGATTAACCCAAGGAGCTAAAGGTTTTAGCGGATTATATAAGTGCCATTTTCTATAAATATGAAATCTTAAAATTTGAGAAACATCTGCAAAATCCATCCAAGCAATAGCTGTCAAATTCCACTTATTTTTTCTTTTTAAAATTTCAGTGTTTATTTCATCAATTCTATCTTCAAACTTTGTTTTCTTAGCCATCTATTTCTTTCCTATTTCTTGCATAAGATGGTCTTAAAGTTCCAGCTTCCGCCTTAAATTGATTTAAGAATTCTGAATTTTTTTGCTTGTTCTTTTTTGGTACAGCTTTACCTTTTTTTGTTTTAGTTGGCTTAATGTTTTCAGTACTGGAGAAAGCTTCTTCTGGAAGATTTGAGATTATATCTCCCATTCTAATTTTAGTAGGTCTAACTTCACTTATTTCAATGTCAATTTTATTTATATTTGGCACATAATCAACGTTGCCAGTATCTTCATTGTCATCGTAATCATAATCTTCATCTATATTTGATTTAACTTGTTTTTGAATATTTTGGGGTCTTTGAGGTTTTGTAAATGTGGGTTTTTCCATCTGTACTTTATTAACTACAATAGTTTTATCAAACGATTTTCCACATGAACTGCAAAATTTAGGTTTTAAACTGGTATATGAAGTTGGAGATCCACAATCTTGACAATATATCTTTAACATAATATATATTATACTATATATATTGATAAAATTCAAAACATTATTAATTCAATTCTTCAAATTTTTCGATAATATAAGCTAAAATATCATTTCTCATGATATCTTCTCTGCCGAATTTAAATGTGCATATTCCCTTATCGTTACTTTTTTTGTCGTCAAATAAATTGTATATTTTTTCAAAACCACTATTTTTAATATCTGCTTGACGAATATCTCCAATTAATATCAATTTACTGAACCTACCCATTCTTGTGGTGATTAATAATAAATCATGAACACTTAAATTTTGAGCTTCGTCACATATAATATAACTACCATTAATACTCAAACCACGAAGAAATCCTACTGGTAATCCTTTAACACGTTCTTGCTTTAATAGCATTTCTACTTGATTTTTTGGAAGCAGTTCATAAAGCTTGTCCATTAAGGGTTGAAGATAAGGATCTAATTTGCTGTGAAGATCGCCTTTAAGAAAGCCTAAATTGTGAGAAGAACTTTCTACAGGATTACGAACATAGAATATTTCACCTATTTTTTTGCTATTAATTGCATTTAAAGCTGCGTATACGCTAAGAAGACTTTTGGCTGTTCCT